TCTTTTGCGCTCTAGAGGTATGCTTCCTCAAGGAGCCTTTGAAACTAGGTCACGCTTGACAGGTAAGATAGAGCAACAGTTAAACCGTTCTGGTAGAATCATAAGATCACTGGAGCGTAAGTTAGATAAAGTTATCGGAACGGAAAATCAAACATTCCGAAACCTTATGACCAACGGGGATGCAAATACAAAGGTAGAAGCCATCAATATCCTATATGGATTCTTGGCCCGCGAACCTGGGTTTTTAGAAGCAGCAAAAAGAGAGGCGGCTCACCTTGGTATTCGTAATTTTGATCCAACTAAAACCACCGATCTCGTAAAAGTGTTGCCTGACTTTATGCAACGCGAGGCTTTAGCTATGCGTGGTCAGATAGAACTGTTGACTAAGCAGATAGCTAACTCTGATCTAATTACTAAGGGCATGATTCCTGATGTCGAGAACATCATCAACGAGCAATTAGGCTCGTATATGAGTCGTAAGTTTGCAGCTTTTGAAGATCCCGACTGGTTTAAGACTGATGCGTTTAAACAGTCTTATGAGAATGCAATTAAATTTTATGAAGAAAATCCTGAGATGGCTGAAAAGTTTGCCAGGCAGCTTAATTTACCTGAAGACGAAACTATGTTTACTGGCATTGGTGTAAACCGCAGAACAACGAGGGGTGCCGCTACCAGTTTAGTTGATAACTTTGTAAGTAGGTACGATGGACCCTCAACTTTAACATCAATGGGGTCAGGACAAGTAGGACGGGTTGTTAAAGACAAACTGCGGACTTCTTTGTTTACACAGAAAAAAATAGAGACTCCTGCACTTCGAGCTTTATTGGGAGAGATAAAAGATCCAATGGAGTCTTTTGTGTCTACTGTGTCAGATCTCGCAGAGTTTAAGGCCATTGATGACTTCTATGATGATCTTTTTAAGAACCACCTGGACAGTGGTCCAAATAGCACATTTATTTCAAAAGAGGCTTACGAGCAACTTCCTGATGTTCTACCAAATGGTCAAAGAAAAACGGAAGCATATAAGCAACTATCTACAGGAACCGAGGGTGTAAAAGACATAAGCTACGGAGCTATGCAAGGAACTTATGCAAAAGAAGGTGCCTATCAGGCATTAACACGTAAGACCGTTCCTCGCGGCACTACTGAAGACACTCTTAATAGAATGATCTTGGGTAACTTTTTGCGTGGAAAAGGTTTAGTTCAATTTTCAAAAACTGTTTTATCTCCTATTACACAAATTAGAAACGTAACATCCGCGGGTATGTTTGCTTTAGCCCAGGGTAACGTAGGCAGGGGAGCTAATTTAGGTGAATCCATCGCTCTAACTATTGACAACATATACAAGGGTGAGATTCCGAGACTTGCAAAGATGTTAGGGGTGACCGAGGATGAAGCCAAAGGAATCTATTTTCGTAAGCTACAGGATCTAGGTGTTGTTGGAACACAAGCGCAGGTTCGAGAGATCGACAAACTTTTGGAAGAAGGTGTCGGAGTTTCTATTAAAAGTGAAGTCGATAGCTTTGGTGTAAACGTGTCGCAAGGCAAGGGTTTGGTTAGAAGAACCTTGGGCAAATCAGGTCTGGGACAATTTCTTGATTCAGCCATAATTGAAAGAGGCAAAAGAATAACGAGTCGTGCCAGGGATTACTATCAAGGTGGTGATGATATTTGGAAAATATACAACTACCAGTTTGAAAGAAACAAAATAATCTCAGCATTGGGTGATGAGTTCAATGCAAATGCTTACGCAAGAGACATGGGTTTTGCAGATCTTGATGAATATGCTGCGGACATTGTTAAAAATGTAGTGCCAAACTACGAGCGGGTTCCAGAGGCAATTAGACTTTTACGACGAGTTCCCTTTGGAAACTTTATTGCGTTTCCCGCAGAAATTATACGCACTAGCGCCAACACTTTGGGAGTTGCTGTAAAGGAACTGCAATCCTCTAACCCTAAAGTTAGAAACATAGGAATGCGCCGCCTAATAGGCTTTACCAGCACCGCTGCTGTTTCCGGCCCTGCTATTCAAATGGCAGCGATGGGTTTATCGGGCGTGGCACAAGACAGCATGGACGCTTTACAAAGACGCGTGGCAGATTGGAGCAGAAACTCTACTCTTATTCCTACCTCAACTAAAAAGGTTAAGATTGATGGAGTCACTAAAATTGTACCCACCGCATATATAGACTACAGTTTTACCAATCCATATGACTTTCTTAATCGTCCTGTAAGAGCAATTATTAACGCTGTTGACGACGGAACACTTCTAGACTTAAACCCCAGCGAGGTGGCTGTTAACGCAGCAGCGGGGGCGTTTGGTGAGTTACTTTCTCCGTTTGCGGAACCATCTATTCTAACTAAAAAAATAGCGGATGTTACAATCAATAAAGGTAAACCTCCAGGAGAAAGTCCCGTGTACGATTTGGGATCGGGTGACTTTAAAAACGACACTGCTTCGGAGGCAACTCTAAAATCTATTGTTCATATTGCCGAAGCGTTTATGCCCGGCATTGTGGAGCAAACTGTTGGTAAAATAGCCAAAGATCCAGAGCTTGGAGGTAATATAGGTTACGTGCCTAGTCGTCTTGTTGAAGCTATAACTTCTCAAAATGGTAAGGATGCTAGAGGCAATGAGCGTAAGATGGCTGAGGAAATCTTACGACTAGCTAGCGGTGTTACCGAGACTAAGATTAAGGCCGAAGATATGGCTAAGTATGGATCTTATCAATACACTGACACTGTTAGTTCTATAGGCCAGGTTTTCAATAGAGCCACTCGTGTTAAAAATGGGATGGACCCAGAAAACATTAAAAATATTTACAGGGAAGTTAACGAAAAACTTTTCCGTGAACAAAACCGCATGTACGGTTTGGTAAAGGACATGAAAGCATTGGGCTTTAATGAAATAGAGATTCGTAAAGCGTTAAAAGAAAACGGAGTGGGTGACGCCACTAGACTTATAAAAGGTGAGTTTAGTCCTAAAGTAATTTCTCCTGAAATTGTTTCTGATGCCAGAAAAACTACAAGAGACTATGGCGGAGAGTTTCCTATACAAGAGCTTAATGCAATACGTAAGTCATTACTACGACGTCCGCTGACCGGGAAACCACTTGAAATAGACGATGAAGATCAATCCGATCTTGACTTACTTAGCTCTGTTGAGACACAATCTGAACCTACATTACCAATTGCTGCTACGGCCAATCCTCCGGCGGTAGCGCAAGTGGGAACCGCTGCTTCCCCTTCAGCGGTTCCCGTTCCTATTCAACAAATTACGGCACAACCGCCAACTGATTTAGCATTAATGGGCGGAGATCCACGGACTGTGCAATTAGCACAACGTATGCAACAACGAGGAATATCATGAATATAGACGTGCTACGTAAAGAGATAGCCGAAGACGAAGGCTGTAAGTACGAAATTTATTTAGACCATCTAGGTCTGGAAACAACGGGCATCGGTCACTTGATCCTCGAAGGTGAGCCAGAGTATGGCAAGCCTGTGGGTACAGTGGTCGAGCAAGATCGTGTCAATCAGCTATTCAAGCTTGACATGGCAATCACGATTGACGAGTGCAAAGTTTTGTACGACGACTTCGATGATCTGCCAGAAGAGTGTCAGCATATAATTGCCAACATGATGTTCAATATGGGTAGACCTCGCCTATCTAAGTTCAAAGGCATGAAAGCGGCAGTCGATGTACGAGATTTCAAACGCGCAAGCGAGGAGATGGTCGATTCGAGGTGGTACACGCAGGTAACTAACCGCGCAAGGCGTTTGGTCAACCGTATGCTGGCACTTGCAACTGACTGAAATTATTAAATAATAATACGGCCTCACGTTGAGCTCGTTTAGACTCGACGTGTGGTAGTACCTTTACCTCGACGAGAGACGAAGTTTTATCCGACCTCACCCCAGTTGTCGCCCATTTCTGCGTCAACCTCAAACGGTACGTTCAATCCCTCGACGCATGTTTCCATTATCTCTTTAATTCTTTCCACCTGGTCCTGAGATTCTATGTTGAAGCACAGTTCATCATGAACTGTCAGCATTGGTAGTAGTCCCTCGGCGTAGCAATCGACCATCGCCTTCTTTGTTTGATCGGCACTCGAACCTTGGATTAATTTATTTAAGGCTTTGTACGTAAATGCTCGCCGTATCATACCCCGTCCACCGTACTCTTCTACCGCGGCTTCCAGCTTCATTGCTTTGTTGTATCCAAAAGACTTTGGCTCCCACATGTCGAAGTGACACTTACGTCCCAACCATGTGCGTATGACACCTTTTTTAGAAGCTCGGTCCGCGGTCATGTCCGCTATACCTTTTACGAATGGAACCCGGTCATGATACTTACTAAGAAGAACCTTGGCATCTTCCTCTGTAATATCCATAACGCCCGCAAGCTTCTTTCTACCCATGCCATACATAATACCAAGGTTGACAGTCTTGGCTTCCTTGCGGGTAATGCTGGCTATGTCTGCCACCATCTGATGGAAATCAGCGTTGCCACTATTATACATTTCAACTACACTATCGATCTGAGGGTGACGGTTTGCACCAGTCAACTGAGCACAGTAGTGCGCCAACCAACGGGGCTCCTGAGACGCATAGTCAAAAGATCCCCACTTGCAACCTTCCTCTGGTATAAACAAGCCCCTAATCATAGCCTTGATCTCGGGATCTCTGGCTGGAATTTGTTGAAGGTTAGGGTTGGATGAAGAAAATCTACCCGTTACAGTTCCCCCATCATCAGTGCGAAGTGGATGAAAGTCACAATGAATACGGCCTTTATGAGAATGATTAAGTATTGTTTCAACAAATGTGGTGTTGGCCTTGTTAAACTCTCTAAGGCGTACAATCTTTTTCGCAATAGGATGCTCGTGATTAGAAAGAAAGCTCTTTGTAAAGGAGGGAACATCCGTGCCTTCTGTCCTGTTGTAGGAAAGCCCAAGCGCATCGAACACTCTTGCTACAGATGTAGCGGCCCAAGGTTCAACAACGATGCCAGTCTCTTCCTTTATTTCTTTAAGTAAAAAGTCTTCTCTTTTCTTAAGTTCTTTTTTGACTCGCTCTGCCTTGTCAGTATCGACTCGAACACCTTTTTGTTTCATGTCCAACAGGATAGGGATAAGACTTGACTCAAGCTGGAATATACTTGAGACCTCGTCCTTCATTACCTCCACCCGCAGCCTGTCCCAAAGTTTTAATGTTACCGCGGCATCTTGCTCTGCATACCTGCCAACAAAGTTAGCATGCAATTGCCACATACCGGACTTAGGATCTACCCCGTACATCTCAGCGGCGGCGCGAAGCATCTTCTCGTTCTTGTACTCTCCAAGATATTCACCAGCCAATGAGTTTAAGTTATAGAATCTGCGGTTCTCGTTCAACAAAGGGGCAGCAACCATCGTGTCAATGATTTTACCCTGCACCTCTATGCCAGCCCAGCGTAACCAGCCCAAGTCATACATAGCATTGTGCATGACCTTTTCAATATTAGGTGTGGCTAACTGTTTCTTTAACCAGTTAAGAACGATTTTCTCTGGCATATTCCCGCCCGCTTCATGCCGGATGGGAAAGTATCCTACAAAGTCTCCAGCCGCGACAGCAAAACCAATCACATATCCATCGTCCCTGCACCAGCCCGGGCCAAGAGTTGTTAGATTCGGATCTTTTGTTTCCAAATCAATTGCAATGCGCTCACACCCAGTAAGGTCCGGTAAAGATGATGGAGGTGACCATTCTTCATCCATATCAAATAAATCAGCCTTCATCAACTTCCTCCAATGCTTCCTCTGGGGTTAGAAACCACACAAATGTAGGAGTTCCTTCGCCAACATAGGCACCACTTACATTAAATGAAAAGTATTCGCATGCCTCTTCATAAGACATGCCATCTCTTTCAACTAATATTTCAATGCACTTTTCAGCATCATATACCAGGATATCATCACTTCCGCATCTCTCAGCTACGCCAATTATTGCGTCGTTAAATCCATCAGCTTTCATCGCGGTCATTGACAATCTCCCCTCCAAGTGCAGCATACCCGATAATATCTACCCATGAATCATCCTTTGTTATGTCCTCGGCTAAACGTGCTAACTTTAACCCAATCATGCATGCCACTACTTGCTCCGCTGTCACAGGTCTTCCTAACACAACAGACCAGATAGTTGCTATGCGCTCATGATTAAACTTCGCTGGTCCGTATTCCTTGGCCCTCGGTCCGTTGATTAACTCTTCAGCTTTTTCTAAAAAGTATTTTCTGTTTCTCATATCTGAAACCCGTGTTGCGATTGTGATTCAATTAGATGTAATGTTTTTTTAGCGCGAGTGATACCTACGTAGAATGTCCGTAACTCGGAATCTTGATCTTGGTTTAACGCACATGCTCTTGAAGAATCTAAAAGAAGAGCGACGTTATCCGCCTCTCCACCCTTTGCTTTGTGTATCGTCGATATCCGAATCCTCGGCTTCCCCGACAAGATCGACTCGCCCATCCGCCTTACAGATGTAATGTAAATCCGCTCTGTCTCCGAAACTTTCAAGACTTCGTACCACGGAGTTTGCTCTGTTGCGCTCAACGAGCACAGGTTTTGTATGTCTGTTAGATTGTAAGTTACTTCGGCGTCTAGTAGTGACAGCTTTCTTCTGCCAGCCTTGGTAATAACGTTTGGCGTTAATAGCGTTGATAACTTCTTTACTTCCGTCGCAGATAAATACTGACCTTTGCATAAGCGCAACCACACCTCTATTCCAGTTAATACATTGGGGGAGATGGACCAACCGGAACCTTCACGCCAGTAAAGGAATCCTTGTTCTTTAAGATTGTTTGCGATTCTATTGGCGATGTAATTGGTGCGAGCAAGTATTAACCACTCTCCGGTTGTTATGTCCACATCAAGGATATCACGATGCCAGACAACACTTCCAGCTTCTTCTGTAGGTGACCACACTTTTTGTTGTCTTGTATGTAGTTGTTTTACAAGAGAATCCGCCATGCCATGAACAGATATGGGAAGACGATATGATTTATCTAAAATTATTTTATCTTCAGATGCGTTAAGAAAATCTCCCACGTTCACACCCATCCAAGAGTATATGCATTGGTCATCATCGCCCGCATAATATATGCGCTTGGCACAAGGTTTCATAACCTCATGAACCATTTGCCACTGCATGGGAACTAGATCCTGTGCTTCGTCCACAATAAGAACATCTAACTGAGGACAGTAACCCTCCGTTATAAAATCCTGTATCATGTCTACAAAATCAATCTTTCCGGTGTCTTCCTTGTAGTCTCTTAGTACCTGATCTACTAGCTTGAGTTGTTGGTAGTGAAGATTCCTGTTAGCAACCCTAGAGAACTGCTCCTCAATAGATGTCCCCGTTACACGAGCCATCTGTATCATAGTAAGATACGCATCGCCGCCGTTGCCAGGAGAGAACAAAAGACCATCGGCCATCTTAACACCTGCGCTCGCCTTAAATTCCAACCCCAACAAGTCACCTAGTTTATTGTAATCCTT